GTGTCCAGCCTTACAGGGTCGACCTGTATCGTAATGCTTAGAGCCAAGTTCTCTTGCTTGTTTTTGGGTGTTTGGTATGGTCATAAATATATTTATATAAATTCTTCCCATGGGAAGCATAAGCGGACTATCAGCATCATCCCGCTATATAAACTCTGCTGCTCTATTTAACCAATAGAGGACTACTATGACTACATACAAGTACACTTCAACCAAGGAATACCATGACGCGTTTCCTTGTGCCTACCGTCAGTGGCGTGCAGACTCGCACTGCAACCTAATCCACGGCTACTCGTTCTCGATGAAGTTCTACTTCGGAACGGATAACCTGGATGTCCGTAACTGGGCTGCTGACTATGGTGGTCTTAAGGAGCTCAAGGGCTTCCTGGAAGACCTGTTCGATCACACTCTACTCGTCTCTAAGGACGATCCGGAGTTCGAGACCTTTAAGCTACTCGAAGAAAAGAACCTAGCTAAGCTGACTATTCTTCCTCGTGTTGGATGTGAAGGCCTAGCTGACATGCTCTACAAGTATATCAATGGCGTCTACATCCCTGATATGTGGGGTAAGGCAGAGGCTGATCGTCTGTGGTGCTATCGCGTAGAGGTTCGTGAGACTCAATCGAACATGGCTTTCCGTGAAGGTCACCGTGAAGATAATGAAGACCTATTTGAAGGATTCGAATGATGAACCAACCTGATCCCAGAAAACACCAGTTGATTTCTTTTGCGAAGTCGGGTATACGTATTGGTGGTTGCCTAGCCGCAGCTGTTACAGGGTCTGTATTGACCCTAGCCGTATCTCTGCTCGTAGCAGAAATCGTTGGCGTTTGGGAAGAATTAGTATAAGGAATTATGATGAGAAAGCAAGGTAAGACAATCGGTTATAACGACTACTCGAGTAAGATGCCTGATCTTACGTTCAAGTACGATGAGGACTTCTACACTGACGATCTTCCCGATCCTCAAGTAGATCCCGTGCTCGTTGGATCTCGGGTGCCGATCCGTAAGGTTGGTATTGCTCCTGTTGATCTTCCGATTGTTGTCCAGCGCCGTGATGGTGGATCTCAGGTCCTCCAGTCAGAAGCTTCGCTTTACTGCTCGCTTGATGATGTCAATGCAAAGGGTCTGAATCTCTCTCGCCTGTATCTGCTGATGCATGAGAAGATCAAGGATCATCTAACCATTGATGGTATTCGTGATGCTTTGAAAGAGCTTGCAGACAAGCAGGGTTCCAAGAATGCTTACTGCAAGCTGCGGTTCAAGTATCCTTGGCACCAGGACGCCTTGCGTTCTCGTCATGATCACACTCATGAGAAGCTTCGGGGTCACATTGCATACAAGACTGAGATTGAAGGTCAGTATCGCGATGGTGAATATAAGTTCTTCCTGACTGTTGATTATGTTTACTCTTCGACCTGCCCTTGCTCGTTCGAGTTGGCTCATGATGCTACCGAGAAGCGCAATGCAGCTGCTAATGCTCACTCGCAGCGTTCGATCTTGAAGGTCAAGATTGAGTTCAAGCCAGAGAATATTATCTGGATTGAAGACCTCGTAGAGCTGTGTCGTAAGCAGGTTCCTACCGAAGTGCAGATTGTAGTCAAGCGCCGTGACGAACAGGCGTTTGCAGAGCTGAATGGTTCGAATCTGTTCTTCTCGGAAGATGTATGTCGTCTGATGTATGAGGGTCTCGATGAGTGGTACAACGCTGGTCGTATCCAAGACTTCTCGATCTCTGTGTCACATGAAGAGTCGCTGCACCCTTGGAATGCGATTGCTGTGACGTCTAAGTTTGACGGATGTCCTCCGCTCATCTAATGTTGTGAAAATAACTGTTGCCTTTCTTTCGGTTTTATGGGACACTCAATCTCATAGACTGAAAGAAGGGCATTTTTGTTATGAACTTTAAACGTACTATCACCTTCGATGTTGCCTATATGGTTTATGAATTCTATTATGATAGATGGGCAACACTCTCTGATCAAGACCAGAAGCGAGCTCGCAGGCAGGTAGAGTCGATGATTCGTGAAGGTGGCTTCAATGGAAAGTCAACTGGGCTGATCAGCGCTGCAGCGCTGCAGACTATTGTTAATGAAAAGAAGGGTATCCGACCCTCTAACAGCAATCGAACAGCATTGGAACATCCAATCACTTATACCAACATTGCACGGTTCTGTCTTGAAGCTAAGCAGAAACTGTCATTCGAAGAATACGTTAATGTTTGGTTTACTAATCTCATCACAACGGTAACCACCAACGAAGAGAATCAACACCTTCGTAAGTTTCAAAAAGATTTTGTATTCGGCGTCGATAGTTGGCAGGACATGTACGCCAAGGCTGGGGTCACTCTTGTTAAACGACCCAACTTCCGCCGCAATGATGTTAAACAACAGTACGGTATTATATAATGGCTTATGACAATGAAGTAAGAGAGCGTGGTGTATACATTGTTCGTGACAATAACCATGTCATGTACATTGGATCATCAAAGTGCATGCTCTCGACTCTTGAATACAATCATCGTAACTGGAAAGAGAAGTATGGCCTCGAAGGTCGTACCAACTTCCGAGAAGCGTTGATCACGGAAGGTCGTAAGTGGGACTTCGAGTGGCTCATTGAGCCATTTCGTTGTGACGCAGAAACCATTGAGCACATTGAGGGGTGTCTAATTAGACAGTTGACTCCTGAGCTGAATTGGGATAAAGATCCAGTAGCAAGTTCGAAGAAGTATGGGAGATATTAATGAAGTATATTTGGGTTACATTTCAGAAGGAAGGCATCCACAAGTATCCTGAGGCTCTGACGAATCCAGAGCTTGAGGATGTGCGATTCCTGGGCTACCCCCACCGTCACATCTTCCACTTCCGTGTGGATCTGGAAGTGAAGCACGACAACCGTGACGTTGAGTTCATTCAGTTCAAGCGTTGGCTCGAGTCGCTGTATCAGACAAACACCCTTCAGCTGGACTTCCGTTCGTGTGAGATGATTTCTGATGATCTTGCAGTTCTCATTAAAGATAAATACCCTGGACGTAAATTCAAGATCTCAGTCTCAGAGGACAATGAGAATGGGAGCTATGCTGAATACGAATAGGGACTAATATGGCTGACGATATTCGAGTACAAAAGATCCTTCACAAGGGCAAGCACGTAGCTTCTGTTCACACATATCGTGGACGCTTTGGCGGCTCGGTATCACAAGCCCACAACCCTGATGGGTCTGAGGCCACAAGGGCATGTCAGAAGAAGCTAAGGCTACTTACTGCGGCCGTTGTGGTACTACTCATGTCCCACCTTCGAAAGGTGGTAAGTGCCCGGTAAGTGCCCAGCTCTCAAGGAAGACAACATGAAGAATGATGTAGATCAGATCGATGAGATCTCAACTAAACTCGCTCTCAACTATACCGACAAGGCCTCTGATGCTCGCGGCCACAGAAAGCTGTCGACAGCTAAGCTAGACAAGCGCTATAGCTCAATGGCACTTGCACATGAAAAGATTCGCCAACGCCACGCAAAAGTACCTACAACAGAAGAGAAGACAATGAAGACACTCTCACAATTTATGGAAGAGTCGGCGCTGCTTGAAGCACACGACGTCGAACTCAAGCCACACGCAAATGGCACTCACTACATTGTGCATAAGATCCACCCCAAGTCTGGTATCGAATCCGACCAGCTAAAGAAGGGCGAGAAGATTTCTGACTCTCATGTTGACGATTTACATGACATGGGCTATAGCGTAAAGATCCATAAGAAGTAATGGCTTGGTGACTGGCCACCATAAGAAGCCAGCGTATAAGAGGCACCCTTGAAGTCCTTCTTCGGGTGAAGCGGTCGATACGAAAAGGCGACACCGGAACTCGTAACCGGTATTACTTTATAATGGAGATATTATGGTTGACTTCTGTCACATTGCACCTACCCCTTTACTTTCCGAATTCTGTAACCAGCAAACCAGTCACCTGCTTCTAGCTCACCTCGTTGAGTCTGATGAGCAGTATGCTAAGTATTATGTCCAGTCTAAGAGGGTATTCGGAAACGGTATTGTATCTATCCTAGACAACTCTGCTTTCGAAATGTACAAGCAGGGACGCCCAATGTATCCTTCCGACAAGTTACTCACCATGGGTGAGGAAGTACATGCTGACTACATCGTCATGTCCGACTATCCTAATGAGAAGGGACACAAGACGATCAAGGCAGCTGAAGAGCTGGCCTTCCAGTTTAAGGATAACGGTTTCGGAACGTTCTTCGTACCTCAGTCTGAGATTGGCGACCTAGAAGACTACATTGCTACGTTTGCCTGGGCGGCTTGCTCACCTCTTGTTGACTACATTGGCGTATCGATCCTAGGTGTTCCTAACGCATACGGCGTTGAGAAGAACAACAAGCTACAGCGCTATGTCAGCCGCTTCCACATGATGCAGGAGCTCGATCGTCGTGGCATCCTTCGTCTTGCAGAACGTAACAACAAGAAGATTCACTTCCTGGGTATGGTTGATGGTCCTAATGAGATCTCGCTGTGCTCACAGTTCCATATTGATACCTGGGACTCGTCGGCAGCCATCTGGGCTGGTCTCAATGGCATCTCGTTTGACAGCTCGCCGACTGGACTTATTAACGGTAAGTTTGAAGAAGAAGTTGACTTTAACTTCACTACAGCGGATAGTGGACTGATTGCCAAGGCAAAAGCCAACCGTGATTACATCAATACATTATGTAGGAGTTATGATGCTAAAGAATGCCCAGAATATTGAGGAAGAAATGACTGATGCAGGTAAGGCTGATCAGATCATTCAGTATAAATACTCGGAAGGTGATATCCTTCAGGAAGTCAAGAACTACATTGACTCCACTTACGGCCAGCACTATGTTGGCAACGGAGACATCCAGACTGTAGACTTCTGGGAGTCACTCGGATCCCTCGACACCACTGCTCGTGACACTGCAATCAAGTATCTTGCTCGTTTCGGTAAGAAGAGTGGTCGTAATCGCAAGGATCTTCTCAAAGCAATCCATTACATTATTCTTATGATGTATGCAACACGTGAGGAAGAAGAATGAAGCATATTCTAGGTCCAGGGTCAAAGTCGACTCTGACTAACGTGCAGGAGGGGGACTCGCAGCCTAATGCTGTCGACCTGCGCCTTGGTAAAGTATTTCTAATCCGCCCTAACACCTTTATCATCGATGAAGAACAGAAGGTCCATCGTGGATCTGTCGCGCTGCCGCTAGGTGAAGATGGATACTATACGCTCCAGGAAGGTCACTATGAAGTCGTTATGGAGAACGTTATTGAGGTCGGAGAGGGTGAAGCGGGTTGGGTTATCACTCGTTCTACTCTCAATCGCAATGGCGTGTTTCTTACTAGCGGGCTCTATGATAGTGGATATCATGGAGTTATGGCTGGAGTCCTCCACGTCACTTGTGGCCCAGTAAAGATTAAACCAGGCACTCGTATTGGACAGTATCTGTCATTTGATGCTGAAAGTCTGTCGATGTATGATGGATCTTATGGAATTGGCAAGGAGCATGACGAAAAGTATGCTGCTGAAGAACCAGTTAAGCGTGGCCGTGGACGTCCCCGCAAAGTAAAGGATGAAGATAATGGGAATTGAGATTAAGGTTCCAGTAGAGGAGCTCAAGCAGCGTAAGTTGTTTGTAGCTGCTCCTATGTACGGTGGGCAGTGTGCGGGTATGTTCACTCGTTCGATTGCCGATCTTTCGGCGCTATGCACTCACTATGGCATTCAGGTAAGGTTCTACTTCCTGTTTAACGAGTCGCTGATCACTCGTGCTCGTAACTACTGCGCAGATGAGTTTATGCGTTCAGGTGACACTCACCTGATGTTCATTGACTCTGACATTGGATTCAATCCACATGACGTGATTGCTCTGCTTGCGTTACAGAACCCTGATCATACACAAGATGAATACGACATCCTCGCTGGTCCGTATCCTAAGAAGTGTATCTCGTGGGAAAAGATCACTGCAGCTGTCGACAAGGGCTTCGCTGATGAAGATCCTAACAATCTGGAAAACTTTGTCGGTGACTATGTGTTCAATCCTGCCAATGGCCAGGAGCAGATTCCTCTCGGTGAGCCTGTAGAGGTTCTTGAAGCTGGTACTGGCTTCATGATGATCCGCCGTAACACGTTTGAGAAGTTCAACGAAGTGTATCCTCAGATGCTGTACAAGCCCGACCACGTTCGTACTGAACACTTTGATGGTACGCGTGAGATTATGGCATACTTCGATGCTCTGATTGACGATAAGGCTCAGAACCTTATTCCTGAGATCACTGCATTCTATGAACAGAACCCCAACGCATCTAAGGATGATGTCATTGCGTTCCTCGGTGACAAGCGCACTGGTATTGTTCGCAAGGAATACTCCAACCGCTACCTGTCGGAAGACTATATGTTCTGTCAGTGGGTTCGTCATGCTGGTATGAAGTTGTGGCTGTGCCCATGGATGAAGCTGCAGCATGTTGGTTCGTATGTGTTCGGTGGATCGCTGGTTGACCTTGCGCAGATCGGAGCTTCGGCTACGACAGACGTTTCGAAGTTGAAGAAGAAGAGAAAGTAAGGACTATATTATATGATGCTTGATGTGAAGACAATCCAGACGCTCAAGGCGTTCTCGATGATCAACCCCTCCCTACAGTTTAAGCCTGGGAGTGTTATTCGCACTATCTCGCCCTCCAAGACTATTCTTGCGAAGGCAACGGTTCCCACTCAGTTTGATAGGGAGTTTGCTATCTATGACCTGATGCGGTTCCTGGGTGCGTATACGATGTTCGAGAGCGCCGAGCTGGACTTTGGTGAGCGATCGGTAACGATCGGCTCAGGTAAGGAAAAGATCAACTACCTGTATGCCGATCCTGCCGTTATTGTTGTTGCTCCTGAGAAGGAGCTAGTTGCAGAGAACCCTGTCGTACAGTTCGATATGACTGCTGATGTGTTCCAGCGCACTCTTAAGGCGCTGTCAATGATCGGGGCTCCAGAAGTATCCGTCACCGGTGAGGATGGTGTCGTATACCTAGAAGCGATCGACTCGAAGAACAGTTCGAGCTCGTCTTACCGTGTTGAGGTTGGTGAGACGGACAAGAAG